CTCTTCCCTTCATCGTTAGAAAATGGAGTTCCCATGAAGTTCGTTCTTGCCGCAGCCGTCAGCTACTGGTGGCCCGTGACCGTGCGCATTCCGGACCCGGAAAACGCCGGTGCCGTCATCGAGCAGAAGCTCAAGGTGCTCTTCGAGCCCGAGGACCAGGACGCTGCGCTGGAGCAGGCGGAAATCTATGCCGGCCTCGCCACGCCGAAGGAGCGCGCGGAGCATGAACATCGCCAGCTCGCCCGCGTCGTGCGCGGCTGGGACGATGTGATCGACGAGGAGAAGAAACCCGTCCCGTTCACCGAGGACAACTTCCGCGCCGCCCTCCAGCAGCGGTGGTTCCGCGACGGCCTTTACCGTGGCTACGCCGAGAGCCTGAACGGTGAGGCCCGCCTGGGAAACTGACGGCGGCGGCTCGTGCCTGGGCGCATGCGCGCCTTGGCCGGGCCGATGCCAGTCGGCCGGCGGCGGTCGATGATGATCTCGCCGCTGATTTCGCGCTCATGGGTGCGCCCGTCGAGGCGCGCCTCATCCAAAACGAGGTGGAGGCATTCGAGGTGTGGCCGATCAATTGGGACAGCGTGATCGCCTTCCTTGGCTGCGAAACGCAATGGCATCCGCTCGCCTTGCCTTCTGCCGTCGTCTGGACCGGCCTCAACTACACCGCGCTCGACATCGTCATGAAACGTTACAAATCTCCCGATCGTGTTTTTGACGACGTCCAGTTCATGGAACGCACCGCGCTGAAGGTATTCGCGGAGGCCGTGCGATGAGCGGCGCGCAGATGGAGTTCGCGCTCGTCTTCACGGGGCGGACAGAGAGCCTGAAAGCGGCGGCGAACGAGGCGAAGGCCTCAATCGCCTCGGTCTCTAACGAGGCGGGGCAATCAACCGGGGCCATCAAGACACATGCGGCCGCGCTGGAGAAGGACGCCGCCGCTGCCCGCAAGGCGGCGGATGCGAACCGCACCCTGGATGCCGAGGCTCGCCGGACGGCCACGATCACGTCCGCCATCGCACAGGGTACGCCCGCCTATGCCGGGCTCGCCACTGCCATCGACAACGTGAATGCGAAGCTCGGCCAGCAGGTTGCTGCCGTCGACAAGGCGGCGGCCGCGCATCGCCGGCTGCATGCCGCCAACCAGAATAGCGGCTCAAGTTTCCAGACCGCCAATCTTGCGTTTCAGGCGCAGGATATAGCCGTGCAGGCGGCGATGGGCGCGCAGCCCCTGATGATAGGTCTCCAGCAGGGCATGCAGATGGCGCCGGTGCTTGCGAGCATGGAGCGCCCTGTCGCCGGCCTCGCAGCCGCGTTTATGTCCCTGGTGAGCCCGATCTCGCTCATCACGGTCGGCTTGACAGCCGGGATTGCCGCTTTGGTGCAGTACTTCACGACCGCCGAGGAAGGAACCGGAAGCACGACGGCTCTTCTGGAACAGCAGAATGACGTGATCCGCCGGGCCGCCGCCTTTTGGGGGGAGGCGACGCCCGCGCTGAAGGGGTACGTCGACGAATTGAACCGCGCAAAGGGGGTCGACGACGGGCGCCAAGCATTCGAGATCGTCGCGAGAAAAGAATTCGATGGTCTGCGCGACGAGCTGCTGACTGTGAAACAGGAATTTATCGAAGCGCAGCGCGCTATGACGGGGCTGGGCGTGGACCCTGCGTTCCTTCGGGATTTCCGTGAGGCATTCGGTGGTCTCGGTGAGGCCCTTAAGGGAGGTACGGCTTCGGTTGCCGACTTCAACAGGGCGCAGCAGGCGATGGCGATGGCCGTTAAGTCCTACGGCGTGCCCCAAGTTCTCACCTTCGAAAGAGCGTTCGATAGAATTTCCAGTTCCATCGTGAAGGCAATCGAAAAGGCCCGAATTGCTCGAAGTGAATGGATTGCCGCCATGGCCGGCGGCACTGACGTACAAGATATCGTCTCCCGCTCCACGTTCACGGAAGGCGGCAAGACCTATCAGTCCGACCAGTTTGCACCGAAGAACCCGGCCATTCCGACGCGACGCCCGCTGATCGAGCTTGAGGGGCTGCCCGGCGAGGTGAAGGCGAACGACGCTACCGCCCGGTCCTATCGTGATGTGATCCAGGGCGGGCGCGAACGCATCGAGCAGATGCAGCTGGAGACCATCGTGTCCGGCCATGCCGGCGTCTCGGCGCAGCGTCTCCGCTTTGAACTAGATCTCCTGCATGATGCGCAGGAGAAGGGGCGCAAGATCACGCCCGAGCAACGCAAAGAGATCGAGCGCCTCGGCGACGCCTATGAAGCCGCTGCCCGGCAGGCTGCCAGCGCCCGGCTTCTTGCCGACCTTCAGTTCGAGCGCGATCAGCTTTCCCGCTCGCCCAGCGACCAGCGCATTGCCAGCCAGTTGCGCGGTGCGGGCTTGCCCGTCGACCTCAAGTCCTACGAGGCCGGCCTCCTGAGCGCGAACGAGGCGCTGCGAAAGCAGGTCTCGGCATGGGAGGAGGTCCGCAATGCCGGCCGCAGCGCCATCGACGACATCACGGAATCGTCCCTGGACGGTTTCGAGGGTATCGAAGATACGCTGGCGAACATCGGCAAGGGCTTGGCCAAACAGCTGCTGCAGCTGGGTGTCGCGAACCCGCTGAAGAATGCGATCTACGGCGATCAGCTCCCGACGATCAGCGACGTTGGCGGCGTGGGCGGCTTCTTTTCGAAGCTCTTCGGCGGCGGCATGTCGACGGCCTCCATGTCCGTCCAGGCCGCGACCGTCAGCGTCAACGGCGGCCTTGCCGGCGGCGTCGGCAGCCTCCTCGGCGCGAAAGATAACTTCAAGGCCAACACGACCCTGTCGGCGCTTCTCGGCTATGGCGGCGCGGCGAACGACAATGGCACCGGCGCTGGCGGCGCGTTGTCCTTCATCGGAAACTACAAGTCCGGCGTCGATGCCCGCCTCACCGACATCCTGTCGAAAGCAGCCTCATCCTTCCCCGGTTTCAAGGTCGACGCCATTTCCGGCTTCCGGGCCGGCGATCCGCGTTTCCACGGCAAGGGGCTGGCAACCGACGTCCAGCTGACCGACCTCCTTAGCGGCCGTCAGCTCGGCAACTATCAGGATGCCCGCAGCTTCGGCGCGTATGAGCGTTTCGCACAGACGGCGCGCGCGATCCAGATGCGCGACTATCCCGAGCTTGCCAACCAGTTCCGCTGGGGCGGTTACTTCGGTGGCGGCAAGGGCAAGTATGGCGCGCTCGACACCATGCACTTCGACCTGGGCGGCGGTCGCGTCGGCATGGCCGGCGGCTCGTGGGAAAACGGCCTGACGTCCGCGCAACGCTCTTTGTGGTCCGGCATCGAGAGCAAGGGCACGGCAGCCGTGACGGCCCTCAACAAGCTCGCCGGACAGAGTGATGTCGCCGCGAGCGGCCTCGGGTCGCTGGGCACCGGCCTCGACAAGTTTGGCAACGCGCTTGGAAACGTACAGGCGGGCGGGGCGGGTGCCGGCGGCGGCGGTGGTCTCGGATCGCTGTTCGGGATGCTTTTTTCGCCGCAGTACAGGCTCGCCGCGAGCGGCGGCATCGGTCTTTATGATAGTGGCGGCTATACCGGCCCGGGCGGCATCCACGAGCCGCGCGGCGTCGTGCATGCCGGCGAGATCGTCTGGTCGCAAGCCAATATCGCCCGTGCCGGCGGCCCGGCCGTCGTCGAGGCCATGCGTCTTGGCCTTCGCGGTTACGCTTCCGGCGGCGGCGTCGATATTCAACCGGCCTATGCAAGGCGCCGCTTTGCGAATGCGACTTCTGCCCCCGCGCCGGCACGCAACGCGCCGATCATCAACAACTACGGCAACAACGCGGTGTCGTACGAGGAAACGACCGACGAGCACGGCAATCGCCAGCCGATCATCACGGTCGGCGAGCCGCTTGCGGCCGCGATCAAGCAACGCGGCAACCCCGCCCGGCAGGCAATGCAGTCGGAGTTCGGCCTTCGTCCACGGAGGATCGCGCGATGACGGTTCCGTCCTGGCCGGAAGAGTTGCCGCGTCCGGAGCGCAACAGCTGGTCCGCCCAACAGCAGGATTCGCGCCTGAAGCGCAGGTCCGATGCAGGCCCGCCCGGCTGGCGTCGCCGCTTCTCCTCGGCCGCAAGGCTGGTCTCCCTTTCCATCGTCGTGTCGCGCGACCAGCGGGCCGTCTTCGACAATTTTCTTGCCGATACGACGCAAGACGGCGTGACGCCGTTCTGGATGCCGGATCCGACGACGGACGGGTGGCCGCTGTTCACGAGCAACGGCGCGCCGTTGCTGATCTCCGGCGGGCCGGACGACGGCAAGCCGGTCCTCATGGCCGCGCAATGGCTTTGCACCTTTGGAGATCAGATGCCGGTCGAGACGATCATGGGCGTGAGCTTCCGTTTGACCTTCAGCGTGGCGGTGCTGCCATGAGACGGGTCTCCCTCAATGCCCGCATGATGCAGGACGCCCAGTCGAGCGGCGAGATTTACGCCGTGCTCTTCGAGATCGACCATCCCGATCTGGAAAAGCCGATCCGCCTTTCGACGGACAACACCGAACGTCTATCCGTCGAGCCTCTTTATTATGGCACGCGTTCGACCTGGCGCGGGGCGAACCCTGTCACCGATCCCTATCTCTGGGTGATCGCCTCGACCTTGCTGCCGTCCGACCAGGAGGACGCGCCGGCCGCCGGCACGCTCGTGCTCGAAAATCTCGACGCCGAGATGGTGCGCCTCGTGCGCTCCTATACTGACCTCGCGACGCTGCACATGGCTGTCGTCCTGGCCTCGTCCCCGAACCTCATCGAGCTCGAATACACCGACATGGACATCCTGTCGGCCGACATCGATGCCGGCGAGATCGTCCTGTCCTTCAGCCGGGAAGAAATCGAGATGGAGCCGTTTCCCGCCCATCGCATGACCCGCAACAACTTTCCGGGGCTGTTCCTATGAAGGCATTCGCACGCCGCTTCCTCAATCTGTTGCGCCGGTTCGGCCGGGCGCCAGATGTGAACATCACCATCAACAACCATTCGGGCCACCCGGCCGATATCAAGGACCTCGGGAGCGGTTCTGTGGTCGTGACAATCGGCGAACCGCTCGCGGGCGCTGCCTGCCGCCAAGGCAATCCGGCTCGCCGCGTGCTTCATCCGGAAAGGGTAAAGCGATGACGGCACACTGGACCGAACGCTTCGTCGGCCTGCCTTATGCCGAGTTCGGTCGCACCCGCGATGGCTGCGACTGCTGGGGCCTTGCCTGCGTCATCTACCGCGAGGAGCTCGGCATCAGTCTGCCGGAATACCTCGGCTATGCCTCCACCGAAGAGCACGGAGAGCTGGCGGCCATCATCGCAGGCGCGACCACGTC